CTTCTTAAAGAGGGTATAAAATGCAAAAAAGATTGCGAAATACTCGCACATCTAGTTTCCACTAGGCAGTTCCCTACCGGTGGACGACGCGCAGAAGCAAAAGCAATTGAAAAGTTCAAGAAGACTGTCGGTTCAGAACACCACGTTGCGGAACGTGATCTGGCCGATCTCTTTGAATCGTCTATTTCCATAGGCATGAGATGTTTGAATTATTTGGACAGGAAACTGCCTCTTGATTCAACACACATCTCACTTTCCAGTTCAGGAGATCTGGAAACGCCTTCTATGGAAGGTGGTCGTGGAAAGAGGATTACTGATGAAGTTTTATCATTCTTCAACGTTACACCTCTTGAAACAAAAAACCACAAATTACCCTTAGGCTACGTCGGAAACGACGTCGTAGGTGTTCCTCGCTGGCAAACATGGTTTCGCCAGTTTAGACCCATTGTTCCTAAGGATGTTAAGATGGGAGATCTCCACCTAGATGGACTCGAGCGCTTCCCTACCAACGAAAGGAGGTGGGGTCTCGATGAAGTGGTTGGTTATCAGATATATGCACTCGCACTCCTCAGAGCAAAGGAGTGGGGTGTATTCGACAACTCACTTGATCTCTGTTATAACTTTCCTCCTCTTCCTGTCCGTACTGCTACGGTACCGGAACCTGGAGGTAAAGTCAGAATTGTTACTGTCACCCTTTGGTGGGTTATAATCCTACAGCAACCGGCGGGACACTTCCTACGTAAGTGTCTCCAAAGCCATCCGGCTGCTGTTGGCGGATTAACAAATGCTGATCAGGCTTGGCTCTATCTAGAAAACCTCTCTCGCTGCAAAGATTTTCCTGAAGGATTTTACATCCTTTCATCAGATCTTAGCGAGGCAACAGATGTTATCCCACATCCTGTTGCTCAAACCCTTATCAGGGGATTTTGCAGAGGTCTAGATATGAATGATACACGTAACATTGATTTAGCGTTGGTTCTGGCATCCAGTGACAAGCTCGTCACTGTCCGCGTTAAGCGGGGGTCAGAACTAACCTTTACCAAAAAACGTGCTATTTTCATGGGTGAGCCGCTTGCAAAAGCGGTTCTAACCATCCTCAATCTCGCTGTTGAGGAGGAGGCTTTTTGCACATCCCAGCAATGTGATGTGCTTCCTCACTCCTTGCCCACAGCAAGTTGGAGATGCTATCATGTGGCCGGAGACGACCACATTGCGATAGGCCCACGGAAGTATCTAGAACGTATTTCCTTTAATCATAGGAGATATGGTTCTAAAATTTCACCAGAGAAACACGGCATGTCTAAACTTGCTGTGAAATTCTGTGAGAAAATTTTGTACTTTGAAGGGAAGGACATTAATGTCCCTCTCCACCTTGTAGCCCGCGGCGGAGCGGATTATGAACGCTCCATTTGGGTTGACTCGGTAAAAGTACGTTTGTTATCTCCATATTCTCGTTCTACGGAACAGAATGAAGATAGTAACCCAG